ACCCCTGCGGCAAGCTGGTGCAGCCGGGCAAGGCCGAGACCCTGCGGGAAGTCACGGCGACCGTGCTGGATGCCCGCCAGCGTCAGTACGGCGTCACCGCGAGGCAGGCCAAGGACGAGCGTCTGGGCTCGGCGATCGGGCGGCTGGCATTCGCCGGCAAGATCACGGCCGAGCAACTGGCGGCAGCCGAGCTCTACGGCGATCTCATGGCCCGCAACCGTGCGGTCATGGGGCTGCCGCCTATCCACCCGCATTCGGCGAGCGGCCTGCTGCTCGACGAGGGTATCTTCGGTCGCAGCACAGCCGAACTCGATCCGGACTACGTCGCGAAGATCCGCAAGCGCGCAGCGGCTGCGATCCTGATGCTGCGGGTGGCCGACAGCGATGCAACAGCGAAGACGGGACGCCGGCCGAGCGTCCTTGTCCATGCGGTGGTCTGCTACGAGGTCGATGCAGCGGCGTGGGGTTCAGCCGATCTGCGCAATCTGGAGCACGGGCTCGAGACGCTGGTGACCCTGTTCGGCATCAGCGGTTCTTGCAAGATTTAGTGGTTTGCACTAAATTGATGCTCATGGAACGCGCAATCAGTGCCAGTGACGCCAATCAGCACTTCTCGGAGATGCTCCGTGATGTGCAGGAAGGCGAGAGCTATGTGGTCATGTCCCGGGGACGTCCTGTCGCCCGGGTCGTGCCCATCGATCGTGACCGTCAGCGTCGCTCGGTGAGCTCGCTACTGGATTTTGTCCAGAAGCTGCCTCACCGGCACGCCGGCGCATGGACCCGTGACGACCTCTACAGCTGATGTTCCGCATCGCGCTTGATACGAACGTCCTTGCCTATCTGGCGGGCGTTGACCGGTCGCCGCAGGACGGCGCCAAGATTGACACCACCCGTGATCTGATCGCCCGGCTCAATGAACAGGCCACCCTGATCGCGCCGGTCCAGGCGCTGGGTGAACTGTTCGTGGTGCTTTCCCGTGCCGGGGTCAGCGCCGACGAAGCCCGTTCGATCCTGATCGAGTACAGCCAGTCGCTCGAGACGGCCGACAGCAGCACGACCATCATGGCCTCGGCGCTCGATCTCGTGGTGGACCATCACCTGCAATACTGGGACGCACTGATCCTGTCGGCGTCTGCCGAAGCCGGCGCGACACTGGTGCTCAGCGAAGACATGCAGGACGGGTTTGTATGGCGCGGCCTGACGGTCGTTAATCCCTATGCGGCGACCATACACCGCAAGCTGACCGCAGTCCTTCAGCCTGCCAACTGACGCGGTGGGTTGGAGCCGGGTTCCTCTCGCCTGTCATGTGAACTAACAAACTGTGATTCAACGATAAAAATGCAATTCAGCATTGACGAGAGCATTGCTCTCCTGTAGATGTTTCCGAAATGTAGTGATGCGAGTTGCGCCCGGGGCTTACCAGCTTCCGGGCGTTTCTCGTTGCAGGCGTTGCGCGATGGCTGAACGACTTCGGGGACGCCAGGCAGTTGCGCAGCGCCTGCGTCGATTAAAGGCGGAACCCCTCTGCCGCGATTGTGCCTCCGCCGGGATTGTCCGCGAGGCGACCGTGCCTGACCACATCGTGCCGCTAGTTCGTGGCGGATCGGACGAGGACAGCAATATCCGCTGCCTATGCGCCGAGTGCCATGCCAAGCGGACTGCCGAACAATTCGGCCAGCGCAGGACGGTCGCCGTAGGGCCCGACGGGTGGCCGATCGGGTGACCAGGCCGGGGGGCGGTCCGAAAGTCTGGGCCTTTGGCGGGGGAAACCGCGCTTGGCCCAAAATTCACGCAACCGCGAAACTCGGACCGGGGGTCAAATAGCAGAAAGTCCCAGATTTCCGTCGAATTGACTGGATAGTCGCCGCGATAAGAGCGGTAGTCGCTTCATGAAAACGGAGCGATGCAAATGACCAACTCGACCTTGCCAACCGCCAACGAAGCCTGGGGCTTTTATGGCACCTGCGGCGCCTTCGCGGATCCCGAGGACGCCTGGACGATCGCCTTCCCGGCGGTGCTGGCGGCAACTGATGGCACAGCCGAAGGAGTTCGGGATTTTCTCGACAGCCGACATGGTCGCCACTTCGCAGATGACGTCCACAACGGCGTCCATGCGGGGCTGGATTTAAGCGTGGCTATTGAATCGGCGATAACCCGCTGGATGGGATGGACCATCGACCGGGAAACCGCACGCGAGATCGCGATACCCAAAGGGCTGCCCTACCTGAAGGGCTTCGTTCTCTACTTCAGCCTGAAGGCACAAGCTGCCTAGGTCTTTTCCAAGGATGAGCATGTATGCCGCTACCGACCACCGGAGCGATCTCACTCAGCGCCGTGGCCGCTGAGATCGGCCGCGCAGCTGGCAGTGCCATTTCTCTGGGTGAGACAGCGGTTCGTAATTTGGCGGGCGTCGCAACCGGTGCGATTTCGCTATCACAGCTTTATGGGAAGTCATCGGTTACGTTTTCGCCTGTAGGCGGAGCAAGCAGTGCCTCTCCTGTCTACTTGTCAGACTGGCGGTCCGGTGGCGGCGCAGCACAAGTTACCATTTTCTGCAGTCAGGCAGCGGTGTGGGTCCATTCGCGGAGTGGAACTTACGGGGCGGCCAGCGTCGCGTCGGGCGGCTCGGCAACTTCGATCACATTTTCATTGGCCAACAATGGCTACACCGTTCGCGAGTCGACTTGGACAGTGAGCGGCACCGTTGGCGGTGTAACCCAATATTGGCAGGTAACTTTGACCAACGACGGTCTGGCCTAGTGGCGGGCCCGGCATAATTCAAAGCCGCCCGTAGAATTTACTGACCTTAAAATCACTGCCGCGAGCCATTGAGCTAGCGCGGCCAATCCCTCTTCAAGGACATTTATGGATCAGGACTGGCCGGCCCAGAGCAGCGAGCTCTGGCCAATAGAGAAGATCACCCCTTATGCGCGCAATTCCCGCACGCACTCGGACGAACAGGTCGCCCAAATTGCCGCCTCGATCCGCGAATGGGGCTGGACCAACCCAATCCTTGTCGATGAAGACGGCGGCCTAATTGCCGGCCACGGCCGACTGCTCGCAGCCCGCAAGCTGGGCCTGACCCAAATCCCGACCATGGTCGCCAAGGGCTGGAGCGAAGCCCAGAAAAAAGCCTACGTCATCGCCGACAACAAGCTGGCGCTGAACGCTGGCTGGGACCTCGAGCTGCTCGCCGTCGAACTCAGCGATCTGCAGGGGTTTGACTTCGACCTGATGCTGACCGGCTTCTCGGACGACGAGCTGGCCAAGCTGCTGGCAGAAAAAACCGAAGGTAACACCGACCCCGACGAGATCCCCGAAGCGCCCACCGCCCCCATCGCCAAGCACGGGGATGTCTGGCTGTTGGGCAAGCACCGCCTGGTCTGCGGCGACAGCACCGATGCCGACACGGTGGCCAAGGCGCTGAACGGCGTCACGCCCCACCTGATGGTCACCGATCCGCCCTACGGCGTGGAATATGATCCCGCTTGGCGCGAAAAGGCTGGGGTCGCCGCTTCCGGCACCGCCAAGGGCAAGGTGCTGAACGACGACAAGGCCGACTGGCGCGAGGCCTGGGCCCTGTTCCCGGGCGATGTTGCCTATGTCTGGCATGCGGGGTTGTTCGCGGGCGTAGTGGGTGACAGCCTGGCGGCATGCGATTTGATGCTCCGCTCCCAGATCATCTGGGACAAGGGGCAGCTCGTGCTGTCGCGTGGCGACTATCACTGGGAGCACGAGCCCTGCTGGTATGCCGTGAAGAAGGGCGCGAAGGGCCACTGGGCCGGTGACCGCAAGCAGACCACCGTCTGGCACATCGCCAAGCCCAAGAAGAACGAGACCGGTCACGGAACGCAAAAGCCAGTCGAGTGCATGAAGCGCCCGATCGAGAATAATTCCAGCCCGGGTCAGGCGGTCTACGAGCCGTTCTCTGGCTCGGGCACCACGATCATTGCCGGTGAGATGACCGGTCGCGCTGTCCACGCCATCGAGCTCAATCCCGCTTACATCGATGTCGCCGTGAAGCGCTGGCAGGATTTTACCGGCAAGGCTGCAACCCTTGAGGGTGACGGCCGGACTTTTGATGAAATCGCAGGCGGGAGAATAGCTGAGGCTGCATGATTACCGGCAGAAAGCCGAAGCCCACGCAGTTGAAGCTTGTTACCTCCAACCCCGGGAAGCGGCAGGTCAATCGCAAGGAAGCCAAGGCCAAGGCCGCCATCCCTGCGCCGCCTCATCATTTGACCACCGACGCTGTCGAAGAATGGAACCGGGTAGCAACCGAGCTCTACAACCTCGGCATTCTATCAGAGATCGATCGGGCGGCGCTCGCCGCCTACGCCATGGCTTACGGCCGCTGGGTCCAGGCCGAACGCGCAATCGCCAAGATGGCCGAGAAGGACCAGCTGACCGGCGGCCTCATGATCAAGACATCGAACGGCAACGCGGTCCAGAACCCGCTGGTGGGCACCGCCAACAAGGCGGCGGCGGACATGATGCGTTACGCCGCAGAATTCGGGATGACGCCGAGTGCCAGGAGCAGGATCGCGGCCCAGCCGCCAGAAGAAGGCACGGACCCCGCCGACCGCTTCTTCGCCTAACCGGACACTTGCCTATGCCAAGGCGGTGGTCTCAGGTGAGATTGTTGCCGGACCACATGTTCGCAATGCCTGCAAACGGCACATCGCGGATCTGAAGCGCAAGGACGGCATCTGGTTCGACCATGATGCCGCAAACCACGCCTTCGCCTTTTTCGAGGAGGTACTGAAGCTTTCCGAGGGCCAGTTCGAAGGGCAGCCCTTCGAGCTCCAGCCCAGCCAGGCGTTCATCGTCGGCTCGCTGTTCGGCTGGAAGCGCAAGGACGGCCGCCGCCGGTTCCGCCGCGCCTACATCGAGCAAGGCAAGGGCAACGGGAAGTCGCCGGTTGCTGGCGGCATCGGCATCTACGGGATGACAGCCTGCCAAGAAGCTGGCGCCCAGATCTATGCGGCTGCGGCCAAGAAGGAGCAGGCCAACATCCTGTTCCGCGATGCGGTGCGGAAGCACGCCAGCAGCTGCGCCTCGACGGGCATGACGAG